ACGTGGGATGAGATCAGAGAGTATCTCAAAACACATGCAATTGAGGGGATTGTATGGCACGATCTCGCCCAAGGAAGAATGGCAAAAATCAAACGTCGCGACTTCGGCTTTGCATGGCCAGTGAAGAAGTAGCAAGTCAACTCTTGACTTTACACAGAGGATAAAGCATAATTATGGGAGAAGAACTGAACGTACCAGCGCAGCCCCAGGCGGGCGAGGCTGATCCAATAAATCCACAGGGCCAGGTGCCCACGACACCACAGGCAGAACCCCAGGCGGGCGAGCCGAAACCATCGAAGAGCGCCGACGACTACGAGCGCATGCTCAAGGAATTGCGCAACGAAGCCGCATCCAATCGCGTCAAGCTCAAGAAGTTTGAGGACGAGGAGCGCGCGCGGACCGAAGCGCAGATGACTGAGCAGCAGAAGAAAGACAAGCAACTCGCTGATTTGCAAAAGGCCCACGATGACGCCATACGGCAGCACCAGGAGTACAGAATTAACTCTGAAGTGCGCATCCAGGCCGCACAAATGGGATTTGCGGATGTCGCGGATGCCACGCGCTTGCTTGACTGGACGAAGATCACCTATGACGAGGATGGCACGCCCAACAATGTGCAGACGCTGCTCAAAGATTTACTGAAAGCCAAACCGTACCTTGCTGGCAAGCCCGCGCCCACAGCGCAAACCGCTGGCGGTGCCACCAGTCCGGCTCGGTCACAGACGCAGGCAGGCTCTGGCGAGATCACTGCTGCCTACGTGGCGGATGTCATGAGCGGCAAAGTGCCGTGGCGCGAACTCTCGCAAGAGCAGAAAAACGCAGTCCTGCAATGGCAGGCAAAGAACCCGTATCGGTTCTAAACAACACGAATCATCTTATATCTCGTGCTGAGCACCTGAGCCGCTGTAGAGGCGTAAGACTTGGATGTTGAGCAGGGGATGATGGGAGAGATTGCATGTCACTCAATCATTTTATACCAGAGGTGTGGTCTGGCGAGTTGCTCGTCCAGCTCCAGCGCATTCTGGTTTACGGCGCCCTTTTCAACGACGACTATCAGGGCGAAATCGCAAACATGGGTGATACCGTGCGCATCAATGCGATCGGCAACATCAATGTGTACGATTATTCCAAAGATACCGCCATCAACGCGCCACAGTCCCTCTCTGACGCGCAGTCCACGCTCACGATCAGCCAGTCAAAATACTACAATTTTGCGGTTGACGATGTGGACAAAGCGCAGCAAAACCCCAAAGTGATGGGCCAGGCCATGATCTGGGCTGCCTACTCCGTGAAGAACATCATGGATCAATACTTCGCAGGCTTCTACACCGACGCGGTGGCCGCGAATCTGATCGGATCTTCCAGTGCCTTTGTCACCCCTGATAAACCAACCTACGACAAAGTAGGTGGCGGCACCGTCGTGTACGACTACCTTGTCCTCCTCCACCAGAAACTCACTGAGTCCCTGACGCCAGAGTCTGGGTGTTGGTGCGTTGTCCCGCCCTGGGGCGCGACCCATCTCATGCTTGACCCGCGCTTCACCGGCTACAACACCGATGCAGGCCGCGCGGCCATCATGAGCGGCAAACTGGACGCATCGCAGGGACAAGCCACCGATGGCTACATTGGGCAGGTTGACGGCATGGATGTGTACAAGTCCGTGAACGCACCGCACCTCGGCGGCACGACTGGCATTGCAGGCTCCCAGGATGTCTTTATGGCTGGTCACAAGATGGCGCTCACCAAAGCCATCGGGTTGACGGAGACAGAGGCATTCCGCCCGCCTGACCGGTTCTCTGATGCCGTCAAGGGCTTGACGCTGTATGGCGCAAAAACCATTCGTCCGAACCAACTCGCCGTTGGCTACTTCCAGCATCCATAGGAGAAGAAATCCATGGCACGAACCAATTTACCGCTCTCCACATTTACGAGCGGGGCTGATCTCAATGATGCCGGGACCAACGTCGATCAGGCGAACGGCATGAACCTGGCGCTGGCCAGCGAAACGATTCCTGCTGCCAACGGCTCAGAGGACGTCATTTTGTATGTCACCAATACGGCGGCTGCCACACACACTGTTACGGTGCGAGCAGGCGTTGGCGGTGGCGCAACGGCGGGCGCGGCCATGCGGTCAGGACTGGGTGATTTCACGACTGGCAACCTGACTGCCTCAACCGGAGCCGCCTTTATCGGACCATTCGATTCTATGCGGTTCGCGCAGTCTGATGGCTCGATCAATATCGATTTCGATGCCGGATTTACCGGGAAGATTTGGGCTCTGCGTGTTCCGCGCGTGCCGCAAATCTAAGGAGAACGTATGTCACTGAAACCAATGGCACCGGGAGGGCGATGGGTACGCCCTCCCAACGACGCACCGCCTGTCTATATCCCGGCAAAGCAGGCAGACGCGCACCTGAAACGCCTGTTTGCTGATGGTTGGGTACCCATTGACGATCCACGACGAGAAGAGGATATGCAGCGAGCAGAGTCGCACGTTCAGGCAGAAGTTGCGAACGTTTCCGCTGAGATCGCCATGAAATCTCGGATCGATCAATTGGAGGCGCTGGTTGCGCAGCAATCCGCACTCGTCCAGCAACTTCTAGCACAAAAGAGCGAACAAAATGGCAGTACGCAGCACGATGACAAGTCTGATAGCGAAGACACGCCTGATGATCGCCGACCCAGCCGGCGCAAGCCAGCAGTTTAGCGATCAGGACGTTCAGGATAAGCTGGATGAACTGAGAAACGACGTCTGGTATGAGCCGCTGCACGTGGCCCCGGCAATCGTGAATGCGGCGTCGACCAACAGCGTGCCGAGCATGGTTTTCGCGGACTATTATTCGGATTCCCAATGGTGGGAAGACGACGCGATTCTCCAGGGCAATAGTACGTCTACGCACGCGGCCTGGGTGGTACTCACACCTACAGCATCGGATCTGATCGTTGGGCATTGGTCCTTTGAGGCGACGAGTCTGGCGCAGCTTTTTGCCAATGGCACGTTTCCGGATCAGTATCCGCCCGTTTGGGCCACAGGCAAGACGTACGATCTCAATGGTGCAGCATCCGATCTCTTAGAGTTCTGGGCAGCCACACTCACCGGGAAGTACGACATCACCGTGGATGGCCAGACGCTGCGCCGCTCGCAACTGATGCAAGCCAAGTTCGCGCTCGCCACGCAGTATCGCCGCAAGGCACGCCCGCGCATCGTACAGATGGTGCGTCGTGACGTGATGCAGCAACTGGATAGCAAGAGCGTGCCGGTGCTCGGTGGATCTGGTAATGGCATGAGCGAGGTGTACTGATGGTTGATGCTTCGGAGCTGGCTGATATCCAGGCCGATCTCGCTGCTGCCGTCTGTGACAAAACGTGCGAGATCTGGCGTGGCACGGCTACCACCGATCAGTGGGGCAACACATCGATCCCGGATGATAGCTACACGCTGCACGAAACGACGGTGGCAGGGCTACAGGAGCCGACTGCTGGCCAACTGACTAACTATGATTTCAAGATCGGTAGTCTCGCAGCCTGGCAAGTCAAGTTGCCTTACAGCACCGATGTTGCAGTCAACGACTGGCTCATGATCGAAACGAAAAAGTTGCATGTGCATGTCGATCTCGATCCACACTCAATACCGGGCTTGCGGGTAGTCCTCGCGGCTGAGATGAAATGAGGTGCTCGTATGACTGACTCATTCAATCATTTCGACAAAATCGCGGAGGCAATGGACACGGCGCTCCAACAAATCCCGCGCAAGGGAGCATTTGACATCATCGCGGACTATGCTGCACACGCTGCCCGCGACACGGGATTTATGGCGAATTCTGGTTACGTTGTGACTGCTGACAGCAGCACCTACGGGAAGGGCGACGTACCGACGAAAGAGGGCGCGTATCTCTTGCCCCAGGTGGCAAGTCCTGACGACAAGTA